CTGTAAGTAGGTCGTAGTCTAAACTATCCTTGAGCTTACCTGAAGACACTTGTCTCCTACGCTTCTTCTTACCATCATTGTAGGTAATAGTACGAGTAGCACCAAGATTCAGCCGTGCTGCCTTGATGACCCGCTCCGCAAATTGGCGTAGCACCCTCTCGGTATTTTGTGTTACTACGGACAAGTGGTGATTGTATTAGCAATGTCTATAGACAAGGTTAGATTCCAACCTACCAGAAGGTTCTCAAACCTATCCTCAAAAGGCTCACAAGATGGTTGACCATTGAGCTGATACTTGTCTTGCATTAGGTCACCTCTTTTAAGGTGGCTTACTAAATCGTTAGCCGTAAGGAGTTGGGTGTTTAGAATGTCTTGTCTGTTGTCTACCCCGTAGAAGATTTCTGCTTCATCTCTTGGGTCTTCCTTACTAACATCTGCAACATCCATAAACAGGATGCTCATATTGTAAGTGATGCCAATGTCGTTGAAGGTCACATTGTTTATCATAATATGTGACAAGGGGAATATGGTCTGCTTGTTGAGGTCTACCTCAAAGATGTCACCCTCTGTAACGGTGTTCACCTGCTTGTTAGCAATGAGGTGTTCTCTTATCTTGGTGGTTATATCGTAGAAACTCATATTAGGTTAACCACCTCTTTGTGTTAGTGTTTAAGCATCTTCTTCTCCACATCTGCCTTCTCCTTGTCATAGACAAGTTTGGTAAGACATTGTGATAGAGGTAGCCTTGTGATGGCATCGTATCTTGCTACATCACCCCCTGCGAGATGGTCTACCGATCCATACCATCCCCACTTTCTACTGAAGTTAGAGGAGGCTGATAGATTGAGTTCTTCATCCCCTCCTCCGAAGAGGTCGGGGTATCCCTCAATAATTTGTTGCTTAAACGATAAAAAAAAAGCGTAGCACCTAACGCTACATCCAGAGGAAAGTCTGCATAACCATCCGTACCCTTGTACTCGGCTATCTCGTAGTAGTCTCCTTTAGACTCGGTGATGGGTCTGTACAAGACCCCAACGGTCTTATGCAACATATCCATATCGGACAGGTAGCTGTCCAAGTCTATGTACTCCCCAAAGCTCATCTCCTCAAGGTTGGGTACAAAGCCGTATTCACGCCCTCTAAAGAACAATCTCCTTACGAGTGGATGCTTACCACCTACAATGGATAATATGTGCTGTGAGATGTCTAATATATCATCTGCCCTCATAGCGTGGGCTACCTTTAATGGTATGTTGGCAAATATCTCTAATGCCTTTAGTGTCATAAAGGTTTCATCTCCTTCAACCTTCAGGAACTTTTGGTACTGCTCTACCGTGAGTTCTCTTGCGTTCTCTGGCAAGGTTACCTTGACCTGTTTACCTAACTGCGTATCTCCCATAATTCGGTCTGCTTAACTTGTTGTAGGTTGCGTATCTCATTGCATCTATAGCGTGGTTAAATGCATCTATAGGCTTGTTGAGTAGCTTACCATTCTTATCTTCTACCCACTTGTAGTTCCTCATCTCTTTGATGAGGTTATGTCCTACTGCGTGGAGCTTGTACCTCTTGAGCATATCTATACCTGCGTTGATGCTATCTGCTCCTTTCTTCGTTGGCTTGATATTCCAACCCATCCTGTAGAGTTCCTCTATACTTTTAGGCTCTGCACTATCTGCGAATATCTCTGCTCTGCGATCTATACCCAATGCTTTGAGCTTCTCACTAATATCCCTATTGGTTAGGTTCGTTTCGTAAAGAAGTTCCTTTGCAAAAATACTATCACCTTGAGTGTATACCGCAACGACAGAAGTCGGGTCATTAGTAAAACCAAAGTCCATACCATACGAGAGGAGTTGAGCCTGTTCGGGTACTTCCTCTTCCAGAAATGTAAAAATCGTAGCCTTGCTTTGACCCCTTTCTCCCAATCCGTATATGCGCCAATAATCCTCATCAGTAGATTTGAGCCTCTCAATCTCCGATACAATACTATCATCCAAAAAAGGATTGTCCACATAAGTAGACTTAATAAAGGTGACATCATCTCTTGTGAGTAGTTTGTCGTATATCCAATGGAAGTCATCGGAGGGGTTATAGTCAAGGTAGATTTTGTCGGTGGTTCTAACGAGGAGTTGGAAGAAGTCTTCCCAAGTAAGTTCGTTAGCCTCGTTGCAGAACAGGTAGTGTCTCCTTGCTCCCCTTTTCTTTTGAGGTTGGTCAAGGGATACGAACTCAATGATGTTACCGTTGAGCCTGTAGATGTGTTCGGATTTGTTGTGGTTCTTCTCATCGTATAGGTGCATATTGTTTAGTATCTCTATGAAGTCCCTCATTGCCGTCATCTTGAGGGAGGGTAGAGACTTACGCACAATAGTAAAGACCTTGCCCTTTTCGGACAAAGCCTTAACGATGATTAGCTGTAAGAGTGAGTAGGTTTTACCAGAACGAGTACCTCCTTGATTCACTACGATCTTGGTAGGTGCTACCCAATTCTTCTCAAATATCTCACTCGTCTGTATTGCTACGCTTGACAATCTCTATCTTGACTTCGTTAATCTCTTCATCGGTCTCTATCTTGTTCTCAACCCTTGCAAGTTTAGGCGTAGTGTACTCCGCCATCTTGTTGAGTATATCAAGAGCCTTCTCTGGGCTATCATCTGCTACCTCCGTGAGCCACTTGGTCATATTCTCCAAGTTCTCCTCTACGAGCTTTGTGAAAGCATCTCTAATCTTGTTGGTGGTTTTATTAGGTGTACCCTTTTGTCTACCGCCTTTCTTTTCGTGTCCTTCTTTAAACGCCATACTATTTCACACTACTTTAGTATGTTAACCTACTTTTCTTCTTTGCGTTTCTTTGCCTCTTCTCTAAAGAGTTTCTTAATCGCTTGAGTGTTTGCTCTACGAGCTTGTCTGTTCTCTCGTGTAGGGGCTTCTGGTAGTTCTATGAAGTTTCTTACAAAGGCTTGTTCATCTCTTGATAGTTGCCCTCGTAGGTGTATCTGTACTAACAACTCAAATAGGTTGTTGAGGTTGTTCCTGTTGATTAGGACATTTGCACTTTTTGGTGTATCGCTCATAGCTTATTTAATAAATGTTATCCAATGGGTTTGCATACGCTTACCTGACTTGTGACCGAATAGAGGTTTATGTTCCGTGAGTTTTAATATGTCCTTTACAGGAAACTGAACTTCATTCCATTTAAAGATAAGTGTGCCATTAGGTTTTAGCACTCGGAAGCATTCGTTAAATCCTTGTCGTATCATCTCTTTCCAATCTCCTGTAAGGTTTCCGTATCTCTTTGTTATTTCTCCCAACTGATTTCGTTGAATGTGAGGTGGGTCAAAGACCACGAGGTAGAATGAGTTGTCGGGTTGTTTGATGTCAGTAAAGTCTCCTACTATGTCTGGAGATATAGTTAATGACTTGTCACCACTTGGGTAACTGTTGGTGTGTGTTTCGCATCTCTTGTCAAGATACAAAGCTCTATCATCGTGCTTATCAAACCACATACCCCTTGCTCCACAACAAACATCAAGTACCTTCTTCTCCATTACATTCTAATTAGTCGTAGTCTTCTTTGGTACTTACGGATGAGTAGAGCGTTATTGGTTATCGTGTCTTGCAACTCTTTAGTCCAACCGAATCTACTTGCCTGTAAAGATAGGTTTACATTGTCCATCATAAGCATCGTGAGATACTTATCTACCTGCCGTATATGTTTGTATTTCCTAATCATTTTCAAAGCCGTATAGTTGTAAGTCTCTTTTACACGCATCTATGATCTTGGCGTAGTGGTTAGACTTTTGTTTAGTACGCATCATTCCTTTGGTAGCGTATCTTGCGATACCTACAATGACTTCACGACCTTCTGTCGTTCTCTGGGATTCGTAGTTTGTTTTCATCTCTCTTTGGTGTTAAAGGTTTCTAAAATAAGGCTGTAATACTTCAAGGTTAATCAAACCCATATCTAACGCCTCGTGATTTGTAAAATTTAACCTTATCATTTTGTTGTCTTTTGTTTGACAATGTACGACAACACCCTCCTCGTGGCTTGTTGTGATGTTAACCCTAACATCAGTTGCAATGTGGTGATGTCCTAATACAATCTCTTTTCTTCTCTTGAATAGTTTCATTTCTCTTTTGTTTTAAAGGTTCTTGTTGTATTCTTCAATCTCCTCTTCAGTAAGTGGCTTTACCCACTGCTTATCTGCATACAAAGGCATTGCTCTAAATCCGTGAGGCTCTACTACAATCTCATCCTTGTCGCAGTTTACTTGTAGTGCATCATCTTCTACTGATGCTACTATCCATACTAATGTTCCTTGTTTCATTTCTCTTTGGTGTTAAAGGTTATCTTCCTTGTCCTTTATACTTCTTCCTGTAGTTCTTTGAAGACTTCAGTTTAGAGGTCTTGGTCTTTGCGTGAACATTAGGTCTTGACTTCTTGGGTTTCTCTACCCACAATGATGTTGTTTGCTTCTTTGGCATTGTTATTTGTTATAAGGGTTTATGTCGTTCTGCTGTACAATAATGGCTATCTCTTGGTAGCCCATATCAATGAGTCTATCTCGGCAGCTTCGTGCCGCTTCTATTGTATCAAATAGAAATTCCTTTGTTCTTGCTTTTACCTTGTAAATCATAGTAATTTGTTGTGAATGGTTTGTAGCATCTCTTTGTGCTGTGGGTAGTCACCGTACTTTATATGGCAAGGGCGGCAGACCGCCATCAAGTTCTCTATCCTGTCTTTGATCTTACTGCCTCCGCTACCTCTATTCTCTATGTGGTGTATGTCGTTGGCTCTCGCTCCACATACCTCGCAAGGGATGAAGTCATCCAACACATAGTTGAAGTAGTCCATATATATCTTGGTGTGCTTTTTCAAAGCTCTCCCTGTATTGTATAATTGTTGACCATCTCTTGGATGTCCAGAAGAGCCTTGTCCTCAAAGAACTCAAAGTATTGCTGTAACGCATAGCGTACCTTCTCCTCTCCCTTGTTGAAGAACTCCTCACTAATCGTGTAGATGCCTACATCACACGACAGCTTATCAATCACCAAGAACTTGAACTTGGTGTAGTCTACATTGAATAGCGTACAATAGACATATGCTTGAACATCATAAGAATATTTATGCCGAGCAGAGTACACGAAATTCCTCAAATCCGAAGTTGTTTTCAGGTCAATTATAGTACCGTTGGGCTGAATGATGTCAGCCTTGCCTCTAAAGGGATAGCCCTCTATGTAGTCTACAGCAGGTACTTCAAAGGTAGCACCTCGTAGCATATCTACGGCT